TTATTCCTCCTGCTCTGCAATGTTGATGGTGTCATGGAGGGCAACTACATTATAGGCCTTAGGCTTCCCGCCTAAAGTAAGTACTTTGACATCCACCCAGTATGCTTTCTGCGATGGGTTGTAGCTGAAAAGTATCGCTTTTTTCAACTCGTCGGTCGCAAAAACCACACCAAGTTTCTTACCCTGGTAGATTTCGTCTATGATAGCCATGTTCCCGATATCTGTTCCTGGCTCGGTTCGCATCTGATATATCTGCATCAATACCCTCTCATGAACAGCTGTTTCCACGGAAACGGATTTCAATTCTTCAGCTTCCTTTTTTAGAAGTCGTTGTGTGCCGTTGCCATCACCAAAATTGAAGGTACATTTATTGAAAATGATACCCTTTTCTGATTTATTGATGGCCCCTATGCGCCAGAAGGACTTATGCTGATTTCTTAAAAAAAATGGGAGTGGAAGCTCGGCACTATGAGGCTGTACTGAAACAAGGCTATGGATATAAACAGGAAATAAGCAACCTGAGAACAATCTTCGAAAAATACAATATCAAAGAAGAAAAATTCTTTAGGCATTTCGAGAACAGAATAATTGTCAATGACTACGATATGATATTTGACAACCTGGTTAAATTCCTTAGAAAAAAGAAGGTAAAAGATGCAGAAAATTTAGTTGAAATGCTTAATATAGAGAATCAAGAACTCAAAAAAATCATGGATGGTATATAGTTCTGAAGAAAGAGTTTCTCATATCAACATTCGTAACTTTGTTGATATACTTTCTCATTTTCCATTTCTTTCCTCGAATATGAAAAAGAGCGGCCAGATCACGGTATCTGGTATTATCTCCTACGATACTTTCGTACCTGTCTTTCGGAATATGTCTTCCTAATAGGTCTAACTCCTCTTTTGTTGGATTATGATCAAATATTGTTTCCATGTTGCAAATATAACATAAATAGTAATACGAACCAAATAAATTGAGAAAATCAAACACCACCACTCCTTATCAGGGCGCAACCGATAATGAACAGCACGATTGTGACGATGATTCCAACGATTGTTGCAATAGCGGCTACTTTCCCCCAGTCGACGGGATTTCTCAACCTCGGATTGTCGGCGATATACTCTTTCCCGTAGTTGGTGAGCCTTGCACCCTCCACACCGCCACCCTCGATGTATGCGCCTTGGACAAGGCCTTGGTGGTCGAGAGAGCGTATGGCGGCAGCATCAAACTCGCTCAGGGCGTCGTAGCCCTGCCTGCTGAGAGTCCGAAGAACCCGTTTCTCGCGTTTTGTCAACTTGATTCTGTCCATGCCGCAAATATATCAAAAATAGTGATACGAGCCAAACAAAATTGAGAAAAGATGATGGACTATAGAGGGAGGAAAGATGATGAAAAACCGTGCCGTTTCCATCTTTTCACGACAATAGGCGTATTGTCGGAAACGTGCCGGTTTGTTCTTTCAGTGTCATTCGGAAAGACAATATCTTTGTGGTGATTATAATCTCAATTCGCAAAATGAACAAGAAACTATTGAAGGCTCTGCAAGACAAGTGCAAGGACTTTGGATTGACAGAGAAGGCCATCGAGGAGCTGGCGCAGTCGGCTTCCGAGGGTTTGACGGATGAATCCTCTGACGAGGACATCACGAAGGCCGCGGATTCGCTTGTTCCCTACGCCAAGATGATGCAGGGAGAGATAACGAGGAAGACGCGCAAGCAGGCTCCCAAGCCCAAGACCACTCCGAAGACGGATGGGGATGACGGCGACGGAGACGGTGAAGATGATGAGGACGGCAATAAGATGCCCAAGTGGTTCCGCGACTACAAGAAGCAGAACGACAAGGACATCAAGGACCTGCAGGACGAGAATGCTGCGTTGAAGGCAGAAAAGGCCAAGGGCGAGCGCAGTGCCGCCATCACTCTGAAGGCGAAAGAGCTTGGAATCCCCGACTTCCTGATGAAGCGCGTGAGCATCGCTGACGATGCCGACATCGAGCAGGAACTGAAGGACTACAAGCAGGAGCTGGTCACCAACAAACTGATGCCGGAGGACAAGGCCGACATCTTATCATCCTCTCAAAAGGCAATGGAGGATGATGCCGAGACTTGGGCCAAATCATTGCCTGACAACTAAAAGAAAGTGAAAGATGATTACATTCGCATCACAATCCTACACCAAGCACCCGAATCCCTTCTGGCGTGAGGAAGTGAAGATTCTGCCCGGCGGTTTCAAGCCCGTGCAGGACTTCCCCGTAGGCACCCAGCTGCATCGCGGAACATTCGTGTGCGTGCTCCCCGGTCTGACCTGCGCCGTCGTCAAGATGGGCAAGGTGGTCGCAGGCGGCACCGCCACGAAGCCGAGAGTGGAGAAGGGCAGCAACTTCCAGGTTGGCGACGTGGTGATGGACCTTGCCAACGACAGCAAGAGCCCCACCGTCAGCGCCATCGACACCTCGAACGCCGAGTATGATGTGCTGACGCTCTCTTCCGCCATTACAGGGCTGGCTGCTGACCACATCTTGCAGGAGGCCAACGAGTACCAGGCTGCCGGAGACGGTGTGGAGGAAGTAAAGGCCACTCCCAAGTATGTCGCCAACGCCGTTCTGGCCGAGGACAAGGAATTCAAGGCCGAGAGCTTCCCAACCCTTGACGTGGCTTACAGCTGCGTTCTTCTGAAAGACGTTATCCCGACATTCCCCGAGGAGTGGCTTGTGGATGGCGGTTATGTGTTGAAAGCAAACCCGAACATCAAAGTAATCGAGCAGTAACCATGGCAGATTTCAGTTCTCTTTTTGGAGTACGTCATCGAGCAGATGCCCTTCTCCAGGAGCATAGCCAAGGAGGGTGACTTCGTCATACCCGTCTACGGCGACTCCATGCACCCCAAATACCCCAGCGGCTCTTACGTCCTCATCAGGAACGTGCCCATGTGGAGGGAGTACCTCGAGCTGGGAGCCGCCTACGTGCTCGACCTCGTCGACGACCGAAGGCTCATAAAAAACGTCCTCAGGTCATCCATGGACGACAGCTACCGCCTCGAGAGCGTCAATCCAAAGTATGAGCCCACCGACATACCGAAGAGGCTCATCAGAAACGTGTTCAGGGTCCTCATGTCCGTAAGGAGGGAGACAATGTAAGGCAAGGCAAAAAACGGCCGCAGGACGCGAATACGGCCCGTCTGAGCCCTCCAAACGGCACGGGCGGACAATCACCCCGCACGGGGGCGGAAAGCGCGGGAGAGGCCGTCTACCAGCATCCGGACGTCACGACATGAGCAGGACAAGAAACTACCACCAGGAGACCGTCGGCACCATCGGAAGGTTCTTCGAGGTGCTCGACATACTCGTAGAGGAGAGGAAGATCAAGTCGATAAACTCCTTCTGCGAGCACTACGCCATCGACAAGCGCAACCTCTACGCCCAGCGGGAGGACGTGCGCAGGGGATATTTCGAGGTGGCATGGGTCACCTTCCTCGTCCGCGACTACAAGGCCTCGGCGCGATACCTCCTCCTCGGAAAGGGAAAAATGTTCAGTGCATAAAAAATGGGGAAATCTGCGCATAATTTCCCCCCGTTTCTGTGCGGTCAAGCATGCAAAAAAAGAGGGAGTGCCTATTTTGGCACCCCCTCTTTTTTGCTTAATGGTCTAACTAATCGGCTTGCTCTTGTAGCCACGAATCTTATATACCCCATACTCATATTTCAATCTCCACGCCGCTATTGTAGGGCTTATGCCGTTTTTCACGGCTTGTTCTGTCACGGTACTGAATATGCTGTAGATATTGAGAGAACTGCTTTTCCCTTCCATCATGTTCGCCCATGTCGTCGGCGGGATAAGCATGTCCATGGCGTAATTGTTCGCTTCCTGCTCCACACCCTCTGCTTCTGTCAGGTTTTGATTGTAGGAGACAAAAGAAACGCCGTCTGTAAGATGCTTGTTTATGTGACCGCATTCGTGCAGGATGTCAAAAACAAGCATGTCCATGTTGTTTCTACGGTGACTCACTACTATAAAGGGGTGTCCATCCATCATCACCGAATAAGCATCCACAGGTGTCTTCTCAAACTTCTCGACAACACAATATCCTATTCCGTTTTCCCTGAAAATCCTCTTTATATCCCTTTCGGTTATCAACTGCGCGTTTGCCTTTGAGGCAATCTCGGCCGCAGCCTTCGACTCATTTCCCCTGGCATAGTCGGGAAGCCCGTCTTTTTCCTCTCCGCAGGAATGGCGGGCAAGAAGGATCCAGGTGCTTAGATTCTTGTCCTCAGTCTCGAGGCTGTTGCTTTTCTTGAAACAGCCTTGGGCTGTCGAGAGAGACAGCAGTTCTTCCATGTTGCTCACACCAAACATATCATACAATGCGCTCAGCTTGTCCCTGAAATACTTGTAGCTGTCGAGAGAAAGTTTCTTGAAAAGCACGGGAAGGTTCAGTGCCGCAGCCAATGCTTTTTCCACCTGAATGGCATTGTACTCTTCCTCGTCCCTGTGACGGATAGCCTCCATATCCCTCTCATAGCTCAGCTGCAGCCCCATCCAGTATTCGGCGGGAATACCAAAGATTTCCTCAAGTTTCAATGCCATGGAAGGCGTGATTTTCTCCTTGGCACTGAAGAATCTACTCAGATTGGAGGCCTTCATACCCAGACGCTCTGCCAATTCTTTTCCCCGCATACCACGCGCTTTCAGCTCATCCTTGATAAGTTCCGAAGGATGCACAGCCTCGACGGGTGTAAAATTTTCGTTAATGATCGCCATAATGCTCACTTAGTTCTATTAGTACCAATGTTATCTTATCTTCATGCTCCTCAAAAATCAAACGATACTTGGTGTCGTAACCTACTCTTACAGACGAGTACGGTGAGCCTTTCAGAGGCTCGTAGGAAAGGCTTGTAATGCTTGAAACAACATTAATATCCTTCGCCTGCATCAAATATTTGATGACTTTGTCAAGATTCCTTATTAGTTTGGCATTGCTTCTGTAGGGCTTGTATTTACCAATATATCGATGATGGATAAGTGCGTTTAATTCTTCGTCAAGACATTCTAAGACCATTTATCTTTATTTTAATCACGGCACAAATATATATATTAATTATCAAAAATGATAATTTTTTATCTTCGATTTAATGTTTTTTAAGCGCGAAAGCCCCAGAACTTGACAAGAACGGCGGTGTTTCGCAACGCCGCCGCCAAGGTGAATCAATTACATGGATATATGATCTTCAGCTCTATATGAAAGTATCAGAAATCATCTGCAAATATACGAAAATAATATGTTTTTCCCATCGTTTCGCAAAAAAACAAGAAGGCCGGCAACATTCGCCAGCCTTCTTGCATTTACAAAATAGTGCGGCGCATCATGCGCCTTTCAGTGTGAAACTGCTGATCTCTTCCGCAAAGAGATGCAATTTTCCGTTAATACGTGCAATGTTCTGCGGACTTATTTTTTGAAGCCTCCTTTATAATGCAGCATCTGGCTCTCACTCATATCGCAGATACGCGCCAAAGCACGAGCAGAGATGTAGGGTGAGAGGGCATCCAATAAATCTCCAATGCTTTCAAATTGCGCCTGACTTGTCATATCCCATTCTCGTTAATTGGAAGAAAACCGTTGATGTCCAACATCTTCAATATGCTTCTCAGTATATAGTTGTTGCTAAACGCGATAACATACTTCCGTGCTTTATTATGCGTGGGGAGCAACATCCCTTTATTGATAAGAGTCCTGATCATTCTGGAGCGGTCTGAACTTGAAGTGTTTGGAAATAACTTTGCTATGTCTGAGGCTTGAAGTACTTGATCTGGCTTTGTTATTGTACACTTTAATATTGAATATTCAGTAGGCGTTACATAAGCGTTCTCTTTTGAGTCGGCCAAAGCAGGCAATAAAATGCTTGTTTTGAGATAATTGTAATCGGCCAGTCTGTCAATCTTCTCTATTTCACTACATAGTCCTCTCAACATGTATTCAGACCACTCTATAAGACCTGTGTCTGTCCCTGTGTCTGCTTTTGAGAGGTATTCATAATAAGCATCTCTGTTAGAACAGAATACAGCAGTCGGATTGATAATTCTATCTCGACTTTTGAAAATAAATTTCAGGAGCAAAGCGTAAGTAAACAGCCTTACTACACGTCCATTCCCATTTTCAAATGGATGAATCCATACGAATCTATGGTGTGCGATTGCTATTTTCAATAAATCATATTTCGGGGAATCTTCATTATTTACGAAATCCAGTAATTCTTGCATCATCGGAACAACTTGAGTGTAGTCTGGCGGGGTATGGGTTGAGCCACCAATTCTAACATTCTGTTCCCGAAAACTGCCAGGGTGAAGGGCTCCTTCTTTTCGAAAGCTAAGATTGTTGACCGTCAACTGATGCAGCTCTCGGATAAACATCATTGAGATAGGTATTTCATTGATATTGTCCTCTATATATTTCATGGCGTTCTCAATATTGAGAATCTCTATTATATCTTCGGCGGGTTTGAAAAGATCTTCTTCTCTCTTGATTTTTGTACTTTCTACATAATCCATGATTGTGGTATTGTTGCCCTCTATCCGAGAAGAACCAATACTTTCAAGTGTCTGAAATATTTGTTGAATTTGGCGAAATACCAGTGGATGAGTGTCGCTTTCGATAATTTTATAGCGCATCTTCTCTAATTCCATGATTAAATCCGTAATCGACATATCAAAGCCGATTTTAGGCAGTCTCAGTTTGTTCGTCTCCATATTTATTTGCATCTTAAAAAATTCATATTTGCATTTTTTTTATTTAAAGCATTGTATTGTAGACAATTGCGAATTTGTGCACACTATATGTATTTGCATCTTCATTTTTTTTATTTGCATATAAAAGATATGCTCGTAAACGACATTAAGCTATTTGTTGATTGTATAATCCTATGCTCAAAGTTACCTTCATTTTTCTATTTTTATCTTCGGGAGGCTGAGCACGGCGTCACGCTTCTTCTGGTCGAGGATGTGGGCGTAGCGCATCGTGGTCCTCACGTCTGTATGGCCGAGCAGCTTGCTCACCGTGTAGATGTCGGTTGACTGGTCCAGGAGAAGCAGGGCGAAGGTGTGCCGCGCCGAGTGGAAGGTCAGGTGCTTGCGGACCTCGGCGGCGGCCGCCCACTCCCGGATGGCGAAGTTCATCTTGTCTGAATAGTAGAAGCCGGAGAACACCAGGTCGGTGTCCTTCCCGTCGCCGCGCTCGCCCATGAACGACCGAGCCTCGTCCGTTATGTCCAGGTACACGAGCCCTCCCGTCTTCTTCTGGCGGAACGTTATGCGCCAGAAACCGTCCACCTGCGACACCTCGCCCCATGTCAGCTTCTCGATGTCCGACTTCCGAAGGCCGGTGAGGCACGAGAAGAGGAAGGCGCGCTTCGCAACAGGGTTCCTGCACTCCACGCCTGTCATGCGGCGGAGCTCGTCGACGGTGAGGAACACGCGCTCCACCTCCTCATGGCCGATGCCGCCGACGAAGGAGCACGGGTTCCTGTCGATTATCTTGTCCTTGACGGCCTTGTTGAGCACCGACTTGAACTTCACCCAGTACAGATGCCTGGCGTTCTGCCCCAGCTGCGGCATGTCCTTGTTGTCGGACGGCTTGCAGCCCTTGCGTGTGTTCAGCCTCCTGGCGGTGCGCAGATAGTCGGCGAAGGCACCCGCGAACTCCTCCGTCACGTCCCTGAACGTCGGCTTCCCGTGGCCGCAGAAGATCCTGAAGTGGGTGAGCATGGAGGCGTAGCTGCCGTACGACCGGGTGTCGAGCGTCTTCTTCTTGTCCACAACAGCCTGGATGTAGTCGGCCACGGCGATGTCGGCATGCCGGCTTCCGTCGCTGAATCCGAACCGCCCGTTCTGAAGGTCCACGAGCCGTTTCGCCCTGATGGCCTCGGCGAGCTGCAGCGTCTCCCTGTTCTTCTGCCGGTCACCGGCATTCTTCTCCGGCACCAGGTAGAGTCTCAGGTACTCATAGCTGCGCTTCCCGTCCACATATATGTCAAGATAAAGTGATGTGTTCCCGTTTGCGACGGCACGCCTGCGCAGACGGATGGGGTCTTTCGTCTTCCTCAT